CCGTATATTGATTCGTGGTCTTTGATGCATCCCTTCAAATAACCCATCCCGTCTTTAGTTTCCGCAACTAGCTTTGCTTTTTCTATTCCACCAAACTGGTCCACGATGCGGAGGCTTTCCAATATCATTTTCAGGTCATTGATTTTTACTGGTTCAAAGCCACGCTTCTTGAAGTACTCGCCATCGTTATCAGTTAAGTTCCAAGCCTCATGAATGCCATTGTGAAATTCAAACTGTGGTTTTGTTCTGAAGTAGTAGCCATCTTGGAAGCTCTCAGCATTGCTAGGCGCCCCATCAACAACCTCTCTCGCCTTCTTTTCGCCGAAGTCACGAATAAACTGTTCTGGTTTCATTGGCTGCGCTCCTTGTCACGTTTAGTCATGGCTTCCTGTTTGAGCTGGTCTAGCATTTTCAGTTTTCTTAATTTCTCATAGAGGTTCGCTGCTGCTCTTGTTTCTTCATTACGAGTACCGAGGTTGTACGCTCTACGCAGCTTCATCATTGAGGTGTAATCTACAAATTCGATCATGCTTTCAGCTCCCCTTTAACATTCAGCAAGTCCTTTGCAAACTGAGTTGCCTTGTACGTTGCGTATGAGTCCTTTTCCAAGTAGCCGCTTTTAATTAATTCCTGCACATAGCACTGGATAGTGTTGTTGGGCGCATCTAGCACATAGTCATGCAAATCCTTCATCGTGAAAGGTTGAGTTGCATGTGTAGCAAACAACAAAATGTCAAAAATGTTTTGGAATGCTTTAACTCGTTTTATTGCTTTCACGCTGCACCTCTCTCTTCTTCTTCCCAGACAAGAGAATTAAGCTTCTGAGATATCAACTCGTACAAAGCTTTGTCATATGCAAAAATATTGTTTCTATCCTGATGCTCTTTGACTTCTGCTCTAGTAATCGAGAAGAATTGTTCTTTAGCGATTCCTGCTGCACTTGCAAAATATGCATGCACGCCATCTTTGCTGTTTAGGTAATCTTGGGCATAACTAACCATTCGTTTAACTTTGGAGCTAATTGCTTTTGGTGCTGTCCAGATGCCTTGCTGTTCTCCTTTTGCGACTAGTTCTTTAACCACTTCCACATAATTTTCTTTAAATGCGTCATATGCTAAATATGCAGCTTTATCAGAGTTGTAAGCCCACTCAATTGCATTAAACATCTCATAACAACGGTCATATGCTTCTTTTTCAGCGTTTGTGATTGGTGCTGATTGATCTGCACGCCATCTAAGAATGTTTGCTAGTGCTGCGTTCTTACCCTTGTATGAGTCAATCGCTCTTTGTTGCTCAGATCCAAAGCCCTCAATCCCTAAGCACCATTTGCGAAACATTGCAGGATCTGGACAGTAGCCGTTATCACGGACCATTGATAAGCCTTTGTTCACTTGCTCATGAGTAAGGCCATCAAGACAGATCTTCATTGCATGATTGATTTGCTCTGTTGCAATTCCTTCAAAAGTTTTCTCAAATGAGCGAGGTGCAATCGCTTTGAAGATTCCAACAACTTTTGCTGAATTGATATGTGCTACTGCATTTTGATTGTTAGAAACCATACTGTTCATTGCCTGCCTCCTCTTTTGCGATTAACTCTTGAATTTCAGACATGCGAGTTGCAGCTTGGCTGTGATTAGCGAACCCATGCGTTTGTTGTTTTGGGGCGAATAGACCTTGATAATTGCCAGTGATTGAGGTTTTCAAAGACTGGTTAGAGCCTTCATAACCCCATTCAATGAAATCTTTGTAGATTGCGTTGAGAGCATTCTTAGTTAATTTGGTTTTAGCTTGTTGAGAACGGTTAGCTACGTACTGTTCCCAAAGTTCAAGATCACAAAGGTTTGCAAAAGTGTTTTTAGTAAGTTTGATAACTTCATCAAAACTTAACTTGCGTACTTTGTCTTTGCGTTCTTTTTCAGCTTTTGCTTTCTCTTCAGCTTCTAGTTTTTGTTGTTCAAGAATGATCTGTTTTTGAGTTTCTTGATAAACATAAAAATGAGCTTCAAGTGGTTTGTTTGAGCGAAGCGAGTTAATAAATATATTTCTAAAAGAATCTATAAAAAGAAACTCTATTGATGCACCACTAGTCGAAGCACCTTCCGCACTACTAACTGAAGCGGACTGCACCACTAACTGAAGCGCTTCACTAATCGAAGCGCATCGGTTATTGATGCGGAGTGCTTTAATTTCTGAAGCACTAAATTTCTCAAAAGCCTCTACTAAAGACACTTCATTAATCTGGTATTTGTTGCCTAATTTGTTATTACGCTCAACAACTGTAATAACCTCAAACCAAGTTAATTCTTTTAGACCATTGGTTACTGTGCCAGAGCTAAGCTTGTTAGATCCTTTAAGCTTTCCACCCTGTAATTGACGATGTGAGATATGGTCAGAAGGTTTATTAAATCCGTTAGTAAACCCCATAATCGCTGAATATACGTTCTTAGCTGCATCAGAAATGAACGGCTCTACCTCATAATGGTAAAGACGGCTTTTCATGATGAAGCCTTTTGAAAGTTGATCCGACATAGCATTACGCTCTTTCTTCGGAAAGTGAACCAACTCACCTTGTGGAATTGGTGGCTCTTGTGCTAAATTTGTTTTCATTCATTGCTCCTGTAATGAATAACTGACCGCTAACCTGTTCGCGCAGGAAGCGGTTTTTTAATATCCAAGCTCTGATAAACGCTTAGATAAATCTGTGTGTTGGTAATCGTTGATGTCCGAAGCACGCGCCATAGAAAGACGTGCTAAAAAGAAAATTGACTCAACAAACTGACGGTCATAACACTCATAATTTTCAGGAATAACTTTTAATCCAAGCGCATCCAATAATGCACAAGCGTTCTCAATTTCACTCAAGCCATTGGATTTCTTATCATTTTTCATTCTTGATAAGGTGCTCGCATCTACTCCGAGTCTGTCCGCAATTTCGCCATTATTTTTTGATGCAAGAGCCTGCATAACTAAAGCTCTTGTGTTTCTGGCTCTTGCAGTAAGGTCATTAGATAATTTGCTCATGGTTTAGTTCCTAAGCGGTTGCATTAGTTCGTTTAATTGGCTCTTTGCCACTTGCTAAGTCTCTGATTTGGTATTCGCGAGCTAAAGGGATTTTTTCATTAGGCCACTGATAAACAGCAGGTGGCTCAATTCCTAATAACTTTGCTAAGCCAACACCATTCACACCAAGCAACTTATAAGCTTCCTGTTTGGTCATTTGCTCAACCTCAAAAATAAGATTTCTTAGTATTAAAACAAAGATAACTTATTTTTGCAAGATGTAAGATAACTTATATGAAGAAACTAGAAACTATGGGTCAGCGTATTCGCGCCTTACGAAGAGAAAAGAAATTAACTCAAGGCGATTTGGCAAAAATCGTCGGGGTTAGTGCGCCTAATGTCACTGGTTGGGAGAAAGATGCATATGCACCTAAAGCTGATCCTTTAAGTAAAATGGCCGCTTATTTTGGTGTGTCCACTTCGTATATTACAAATGGTGATGAAAGTGGTCCTCAATTGGACAACAATGCTGTTCAATTAAATGTTCTAGATATCGAAGCGTTTAAGAAAAAATACAATATTCCAGATAGTGAAGATGCTGTTAAGTTTGTTCAAACATCAGATAAACCATTCCCTATTCAAAAAAGATACGTTCCCGTCAAAGCTTATTCAAAGATGGGAATGGATGGGTACTTCACTGATATGGGGTATGACGGAAATGCGGGTGATGGCTATGTTCCAACTCATACAGCGGGTCCAAGAGCTTATGGCATTAAAGGCACTGGCGACTCCATGTTTCCAGCAATTCGTAATGGCTGGTATGTAGTATGCGACCCTGATGCGGAACTTGTGCCAACAGAATTTGTTCAGGTGTGTTTGAAGGACGGAAGATGCACAATTAAGGAATTTGTAGGAATAAATGGTGGTGTTTTAAGTTTATTGGCTGTTAACGGTAGCGAACGCCTATCTTTTGACATGGATGAAGTTGAAAGTATTACCGCTATTACAGATATCGTGCCGCCAAGTCAGCACAGACAAGAACATCC